GTATGGGTGGGCCTACCGAGTCCTGGACGCTCAATGGTTCGGAGTGGCCCAGCGCCGCCGTCGTGTGTTCGTTGTCGGACATCTTGGAGACTGGCAGCGTGCCGCAAAGGTTTTTTTTGAGCAAGAAAGCTTGCGCCGGGATAATCCGCCGAGCCGGGAAGCGCGGCAAGGCGCTGCCGCCAGCGTTGGAGGCGGCCCTGATGGCGGTCGCATCGCCGGCACAGTAAGCAGCAAGTGGTCGAAGGGCAGCGGCGGCCCCGCGGGCGATGAGTGCTACAACATGGTCGCGCAGGTATTTAAAGTCCGTGGCGGCGTTGAGCGTGAGGACGGCAGCCGCGGCAGCACCAACATCGGCAAGCAGGCGGGCAAGGGCTACCTCGGCAGCGAGGAACGCGCGTTTACGCTGGCGGCGGCGCAGGATCAGTTCGTCGCGCAGCCCGTCGCCTTCCACGCTAACGCGCAGGCTTGCCAACTTCCCGGCCCCGACCGCGACACAAGCATCAGCGACAGCCTTACTCGGTCGCAACAAGCGGCGGTCGCGCAGCCGGTTTACGGCACCGACTGCTACAACGGCGCGATTACGGGCGATGTCGCCGCCACGCTTGGCACGCCGGGCAGCAGCGTCAACGCGAGCGGGCCGACGGTGATGCAGCCGGCGGCCACCGCCATGCAAGTCCGCCGCCTTACGCCCGTCGAGTGCGAGCGGCTGCAAGGCTTCCCTGACGGGTACACCAACATCCCGTGGCGCAAGAAGCCCGAGGCACCGGACGGGCCGCGCTACAAGGCGCTCGGCAACAGCATGGCCGTGCCGTGCATGGCCTGGATCGGCAAGCGGATCGCGGAGGTGGACCGTGGCGATTGAACTCGACGACCTCGACAAGGACTTCCTCGCCCGCTCGCACACGCCCGACGAGTGGCGGCGTGAGCTGAAGGACGCGCTCGAGCGCAACGCGCTCTACTTCCGGCGCATCCTCGAGCTCATGGACCAGGTGACGGCGCTGAAGGAAGCCGCTGGGGTGACGCCCGCGCATCGGTGCGCGTACCCCGGCTGCCTCGACGGCGGCGGGCGGTGTCACGCGATGTTTAAGGGCGAGTGTTCTGGACCCAAACAGGAGAGGACGACGATATGAGCACGATCAACGACGGCGGCCCGGCGTTTCCGCGCCCGGCAGCGTTCAGCAACGCAGAAAGAACCGCTTGCACGGAGCAAGACGGCATGACCCTGCGCGACTGGTTCGCGGGGCAGGCGTTGGCGGGGATGATCAGCGCCGTTGACCCTAAAAGCGAAGGGTCACAGGCCATCAAGCCGATTGCCGAAGCCGCCTACGACTTTGCCGACGCCATGCTTCGGGCGCGGGAGGTGAAGCCGTGAGCGAACAACCCGAAGCCCTGCGGTTGGCTGACATATTGACGGCAATATCCGAAGACCCGATGTGGGCGTGTCACGGCGAGATAGACAAAATCACAGCGGAAAAAACCGCCGCCGAACTGCGCCGCCTGCATGCGGTGAACGCGGATCTGTTGGGGGTGTTGGATAGTTTGGCCGCATGGTATGACGGCGAAGTTGGGGCGCATATGGATGAACCACACGCGGCCGAAGTAGCCCGCGCCGCCATCGCCCGCGCAGAGGAGGTGAAGCCGTGAGCATCAAGACCCCGCAGGAACTACTGGCAATCGCCGTGCGCGTGTTCATCGCTGCCGCTAGCGCGACGGTGCTGACATGGATGGTGCTGTCGTGACCGACAAACTGGACGAAATGTGGGCGGCGCTGGAGGCGTTGCAGCCGACCGCCGATGCGAACGGCTATGGCGAGTTGTGGCGGCAGATGTGTGAGCGACGACATTGGCGATCTGCGATCAGCGTGGCGGCGACGCTAGACAAAGATTTTCCTAACGAGCGCGAAGCGTCTTGGGCGGCGTGGGCGGCGAGTGACGCAGCGAAGGCGCAAGCGGATGAAGATGCGCGGATTGCAAGACCTGCTTTGCTTGCCCAACGCGCCATCGACGCGATCAAGGAGGTGAAGCCGTGTGAACTGCTTGAACTCGCAGCGAAGGCGGCGGGGATGGATTCCTTGTGGCGAGGGGATGAGGACGGGTTGTCATGGAACCCCCTCACCGACGACGGAGATGCGCTGCGGTTGGCGGTGAAGTTGTTTGATGGCGACGACATGGAGGTGATTTGGCACAACGCCAGACGGCTACGCGCCGAACGCCCCGAGTTGGACGAAGTTGCCGCTATCCGCCACGCCATCGTCCGCGATGCTGCCGAAATCGGGAGGAACATGACATGACCGACACAATTACCCTGCGCCGCGCCGATGCCGAGCAGATACGGCAAGCATTGGTGTCGGGCGAAAAACTTTTCGCCGCCCTCGCCGCCCTCGACGCCGCGCTCGCGGAGCCGGAGCCTGCCTTGCAGGTTGACGCGTTGCGGTATCGTTGGATTGCGGAGAATGCACTGGCTATCGACTTTGTTGCCGACCCAGACAACATGGTGCAAATCTGGCATGGCACTGACCCCGCCCGATTTTCGGCGGGCAAGACGCTAGACGAAGCCGTTGATGCAGCAAGGAGGAGGACATGACCGACACAATCACCCTGCCCCGCGCTGTGGTTGAGCAGGTACGGGCGTCGTTTAAGGTCGTGCATGGCACGATTACGGAAACCGGGTGGGCGCTAGATTGCAGGGAAGAACTTGCCGTCATCGACGCCGCGCTTGCGGAGCCAAAGAAGGTAACGCCCTCCACCCCTGTGCAGTACGGATGGCTATGCCCTGCTTGCGGTCGCGGGAACGCACCGCTTGCTCAAACTTGCTCATGCAAGGGATGGCCGAGCCTGCAAATAACTTGCGGCCCTGCAACGATGACTGGAGGAACATGACATGACCGACAACATCACGCTGCCCAGCGCTGTGGTTGAGCAAGTGCGTGAGGTGCTGAAGGAACTCGACTACGCCAGCGAACCGTATGTGAATGAGATAGCCCGCACCACCCTCGCCGCCCTCGACGCCGCGCTCGCGGGGCCGGGGTTGCAGAAAGAGCGACCCGACTTCCTCTCGGGCTACTACGCCGGGCTCGCTGACGGCAGGCGCATCGCCGCGCTTGCGGAGCCGGACGCCGTCGCCCTGCTGACCGAGGTCCGCGACGCTCTGCGGCGGCTCGACCCTGCCTGGTGCGCCGTCAACGGTAAGGAGCAGATCGGCGACGAGGAGCTCGACGAGCTCATCGCGCGCGTCGAGGATGCCGTGGAGGATGGTGATGGAACGCCCGCCTGACTTCGGCCCGCTGTTCCGGCTGCTGCGGGATGCGCTTATCGTCTGCGCCGCCATTCTCGGCACGTTCTGGGGCATCCTTGCCCTGATCTCTTAACGCTCCCAGGCCGGCGCCGCTTCCTCGAGCCCGGCGGCCGTCATCGCGATGGCCTCGAAGCGCCGGCGGTTCTTCTCGTAGGACGTCACCTCGATCAGCCCCTCGCGCTGCATGTCGAACAGCAGCGACCAGAAGTCGCGCCGGTCGATGGCCGGGAAGTTCTTCGACCCCGAGAGCACGATCCACGCGCTGTTGTTCGCGGTCTTGCTGAGCGACACCCGCTGCCCCGCCTGCACGGTCGCTGCGAGCAGTTTGAGAATCGCACCGCGATTGGAAGTTCGCAACACATTGCGCGCCGCTGCGGAGGCAGTCACCTCGCCGAAGCGCTTGAAGACGCGCGCGCCGGGGTCGAACTCGAGCCGGATCGGCGGCTGCAGGGCGCCGAAGTTGCACTTCTCGTGGCGCAGCACGACGGCGTCCTCTTCGCGGGTCATCGCCCAGCGCGAGCGCGCCGAGTTGTTCCAGGCGGTCGAGCCCGAGAAGGTCGAGTTGGTGTCCGCGCCTGCGCCCATGCGCACCGAGGCCTTATCCACATGCGCGAGCAGCAGCACCCCTGCCCCGCTCGCCTGGGCGATCGCGTTGAGCGCGCGCATGAACCCGCGCACCTCGGCGCGGTCGTTCTCGTTCGCTGAGAACACGTCCGATGCGTTGTCGATGATGACGGCCTGAGCTTGGTGCCGGGCGACGGTGTCGGCCAGCCACTGCATGCGGGCGGTCACCCCGCCTTCGCGCCAGAGCACGCAGTCCTGTTGCGTCAGGTCGTAGGCGTACACCCGCCCCTCGAGCTCGGCAAGTTCGACGCCGAGGTCGCCCGCGATGTTCGCCAGGCGAAAGTGCACGGTGCGCGCCTCGTCCTCGGCCGACAGGACCAGGACCCGGCAGGGGGCGACCGGGTCGATGGACATGAACGGCCGGCCGAGGCCGAGGCAGGCAGCGAGCTGCAGGGAGAGGTTCGACTTGCCCACACCGCCGTTCGCGGCGAGGAGCGTGGTCGTGCGCCGGGGCATCCACCCCTGCACGAGCCATTCTGGCGGCTCTGGGGCGGTCCCCGCGAGGGCTGACCAGTCGAGTGGGGCAAGGTCGGAGGGCCGCTCAGGGGCCGCCTGCGGGCCTCCGAGGTTGATTGTGACCGGGGCGGGGGCTGCCGGGCGGTAGCGGTCGGCGCCGGAGACCATCCGCGGGATCTCGTGGTAGCGGGACTGCCACCGGTCCGAGCGGTCTGGGGCGGCGTCCATGAGGCCGCGCAGCAGGTTCACGATCGCCCCGCCGCCAGCGCCGGAGGCTGCGAGCTTGGCCGAGAGCGAGAGCAGCGGGCCGTGGTAGGCCTCGCCCGTCACCACCTGCTGCACGAGCGCGGCCCAGTCGGGCTCCGCCGGGCCGGCGTGGGCTGCCGGGGCGAGCTGGCGCGGCTCGAGCGCCGAGAGGTCGATGCCGAACACCGAGGCGGCATCCTCAAGGGTGAGGCGCTGGTCGGGGTTCCAGACTGAGAGGCGCACCTCGTGCGCCGCGCCGCCCTTGGTGTTGCGGCCGACGGGCAGCCGGCAGTAGCGCACGGCGTTGTTGCCCGAGGCGTCGGCCTTGATGAGCCGGGCGTCGGCCATCGCGGACATCAGCCGATCGATGAGCTCGAGGTCCTGCGTGGCCGGGTCGGCGGGGTCGAGGAACACGCCGATCTGGTGGTTGCCGGGCGAGGTCTCGATGACATAGGACGGCCGGCCGTTGATCTCCTGCGGGTCGGCATCGTCCGCGACGAGCACGGCGAGCGAGTGGAACGCGCTCTTGCTGCGGCGCGGCGCGTTGAGCCGCGAGACGCTGAAGTAGGTGTTCTGCTCGCCGCGGCGGTCGAGCATCTCGACCTGGCGATCGGTCGCGCGCCAGAACGAGCCCGACCAGATATCGGGCGGTGCGTTGTGCGGATCTGCGGTGAACGCGCAGGTCCATCCGAATGTGTTGTCTCCGAGCGGCCCGTAGGCCGCGGAGAGGAACTCCGAGTTCTTGACCATGCCGGCCCCCTGCCGATGGGTCAGATGTCAGCGAGATCGCTGAGACGGATGGCGAGGCGCTCGGCGCGCGAGTGCTTGAGGATGGCCGGCCAATGGCGGCGCGGGATGTGCCCGTTCGTGCCGCGCTTGTCTCTTGACATCATCCACCGCGACACCGCGCTCGGTGACATCGACAAGATGCGTGCGGTGGCGCGCACTCCGCCCAATTTCTCGACAATTTCGCGGGCAGGACTCAGTTGCGACATAACGCCGTTCTCGTTGTTGGTGTTGCGGGGAAGGGCCGAAGGTGCAAGAATGATGAGGAATTGTCAACACCACGCCTAAACAGCAACGAGAAAACTATGCAAGCCAAATCAAAAATCGACACACGCTGGTTCCGAGAACGGTTAGCCGAGCGCGAGATGTCGCTGCGTCGGCTGGCGAAACACATGGAACTCGACCCCTCCGCCGTCTCGCTGATGCTGCGCGGCAAGCGCGCGATGTCCGCAGAAGAGGCCAACCGCATCAGCGGCCTGCTCACAATCCCTGTGACCGAGGTGCTCGCACGCGCCGGCATCCCCATTGAGGAGGATGCGCGCTCGCTGCCCGTGCGTGCGCACGTCGATGCGAAGGGCGCGGTGCGGGAAGTCACGGCAAAGAATGCGCGCCGCGTGACGGCGCCGCGCGATGTCCCCGCCGGCGCGCTCGTCGTCCAGGTGCGTGCGCCTGAGCTGCAGCAGGACGGCTGGCTGATCTTCACCGGGCAGTTCGACGCGCGCGTCCAGGCGATGGTCGATCGCTTGGCAGTCGTCGAGGTCTCGGGCGGAGCGCGGCACGTCGGGTATGTCAAGCGCGGCTACGATGCCGACCGCGTGACGGTCCTTCCCTTCCCCGCTGGCTCCGCCATCGAGAACGTCGCCGCCACGGCCGCAGCCCCGGTGCTGTGGATTCGCCCGGTATAACCGGGCCTTTCGTTGTAGGTGTTGCGCTTTTCGCATCACGATGCTAACTTCCTCCCCCGCCCCCACCACGAGGCTACAAAGATGACCGCAGAAGAACTCGCGCAGCACTGGCTGCAAGCGAAGCGTGACGAACTCGCCGCAAACAACCGGCGCATCGACATCGAGCAGCAGATCCTCGCGCTCTTCCCCGCCAAGGAAGAGGGCAGCTCAAGCACCGCGCTCGAGAACGGCATGAAGCTCAAGACCACCGGCAAGCTGACGTACAAGGCCGACCTCGACAAGCTCCTCGCGCTCACGGCCGGCTGGCCGGAGAAGCCGGTCAAGACCAAGGTCGAGGCCGACGAGTCGCTGCTCAAGGCGATCCGCACCGACCGCCCCGACCTCTGGCGGCAGATCGCCCCCGCGATCACCGTCAAGCCCGCCAAGACCTACATCGTCATCGAGGAGGCCTGACATGGCTTTCGATCTCAAGTCCATCAAGAAGAACACCGCCATCGCCGCGCCCCGCGTGACGGTGTACGGCGTCGAGGGCATCGGCAAGAGCACCTTCGCCGCTGCCGCCCCGAACCCCATTTTCATCCTGACCGAAGACGGCCTCGGGTCGCTGCAGGTCGAGCACTTCCCCATCGCCAAGAAGCCGGGCGACGTGCTCGACTCCATCCAGGCGCTGTATGACGGAGATCACGATTTCCGCACCGTGGTGATCGATTCGCTCGACTGGCTCGAAACCCTCATCTGGCGCGAGATCGAGAGCACGCACGACGCCAAGGACCTCGCGTACGGCAAGGGGGCGCTCATCGCCGCCGAGAAGTGGCGGCAGGTACTCGACGGGCTCAACGCGCTCAGGAACGACAAGGGAATGATCTGCATCCTCATCGCGCACACCGAGATCAAGCGGTTCGACTCGCCCGAGGTCGAGCCCTACGACCGCTATCAGCCGAAGCTGCAGACGCGCTCGAGCGCCCTCGTGCGCGAGTGGTCGGATGCGGTGCTGTTCGCGAACTACCGCACCATCGTCAAGAAGGACGACGTGGGGTTCAACAAGACGAACAACCGGGGCGTCTCGACCGGCGAGCGCCTGCTCTACACCGCCGAGAAGCCGGCCTACATGGCCAAGAACCGTTACGGCCTGCCTGAGAGCATCGCGCTTTCGTGGGAGGCCTTCGAGTCCGCAATCACCAACTAAGGGAACCACTACGATGCCGCAATTCAACTTCGATGCCGCCACCCACGTCGCCGCGCCGGCGCCCGAGCGCGCCCCGCTGCCCAAGGGCATGTACGAGGTCGCCGTGATCTCGAGCGACCTCAAGACCACGCAGGCCGGCACCGGCCAGTACATCGAGCTCACCCTGCAGGTCATCGACGGCCCGCACGGCGGCCGGCGCATCTGGGACCGCCTCAACGTCAGCAACCCGAACAAGACCGCCGAGGACATCGCGAAGCGCCAGCTGCAGATGCTGTGCCTCGCGGCCGGCGTGCAGAACCTGACCGACACCGAGCAGCTGCACGACCGCCCGGTGCTCGCCGAGATCGACCTCGACCGCAAGGACACCTCGCGCAACCGCGTGATGGGCTACGCGGCCCTGTCCACCAAGCAAGCCTCGCGGCCGTCCTCGGCCCCGTCATCCCCCTCTGGCCCCAAGCCGGGGGCGGCCGCGCGGCCCTGGGAGAAGAAGTAAATGCCGCAGGTCCCTGCGTCGCAGCACACCACTGGGGAGGCCGTCATTCAGTGGCGGGGTGCGCAGACGCAGGAACATCGCGAGCACTTGGGCGCGTCGCTGATCGGCCATGACTGCGACCGGCACATCTGGCTTTCCTTCCGGTGGGCGGCGACGCCCACTTGGGAGGGGCGGATGCTGCGCCTCTTCGACCGCGGCAAACGCGAGGAGGCGGTCGTCGCCGAGGAACTGCGCGCCATCGGCGTGGACCTGCACACCGACGAGAACGGCAAGCAGATCGACTGCCGCGACGACACCGGCCACTTCGGTGGCTCGGTGGACGGCATCGGCAAGGGCTTCCCCGAGGCGCCGAAGTCCTGGGCGATCCTCGAGGTGAAGACGCACTCGGCGAAGAGCTTCACGGACATGAAGAAGCTCGGCGTGGCCGAGAGCAAGCCGCAGCACTACGCGCAGATGCAGGTCTACATGGGCCTGCTCGGCGTCGAGCGTGCGCTCTACTTCGCCGTCAACAAGGACAACGACGAGATCTACACCGAGTGGGTGCACTTTGACGTGGAGACGTTCGAGGCCTTGCGCGCGCGCGCGAAGAGGGTCATCGACGCGCCGAGTCCGCCTGCCAAGCTCTCCGAAGACCCGGCGCACTACAAGTGCAAGGGCTGCACGTTCTTCTCGCTCTGCCACGAGCAGAAGGTCGCGGAGGTGAGCTGCCGCACCTGCGTCCAGGCGACCCCGGCCGAGAACGGCGCGTGGCGCTGCGAGGCGCAGGATCGGCTGCTCGACAAGGCGGCGCAGCGCACGGCGTGCGACCAGCACCTCTTTATCCCTGCCCTCGTCCCGTTCGGGGAGGCCGTTGACGGCGGCAATTCCTATGTCGAGTACCGGCATCGGGAGACGGGCAAGACCTTCCGCAACGGGCCTGACGGCTACTCGAGCAAGGAACTTGCCGCCTCCTCTGCCGGGACGGTGACTGAGCCTGTGGTCGAGGCCATGCGTAAGACATTCGGGGCGAAGGTCGTGGAGTCCACGCCTCGCCGCCGAGGCAAGGCGGTGGATCTGTCGAAGTTCCCGAAGGCGAACGAGCCTTTCGTAGATGACAAGGAGATCCCTTTCTGATGAACAAGAACGTTTGCCAGAAGTGCGGCGAGGTCTGGACGAAGCACCACTACTGCGAGGAGATGCGTAAGCATGAGGCCGGTATACGAGAGGCTTTTGCTCGAGTACGCCAATTGAACAACGACCCCGTTGACCGCCCCGCTCACTACAACCGGGGCGGCGTCGAGTGCATCGACGCCATCCGCGCGCAGCTCACCGAGGACGAGTGGCGCGGCTACCTGCGCGGGCAGGTGGCGAAGTACAACTGGCGGCTGGGCGCGAAGGACGACCCGAAGCAGGAGGCCGGCAAGCTGCTGTTCTACGCACGGCTGCTCGCGGGCGAAGATCCGCGTGGCAAGTAAGCCGAAGAACGGCCACTGGTGGCGAAGGAGCTGGAACGATGGGCGGAAGGATGTCACGGAACAAGGGCGCAGCAGCGGAGCGGGAACTGGCGCAGATCCTGAGCGACGAGCTCGGGTTCGTGGTGAAGCGCAAGCTCGGCCAAGCCCGCGACAGCGGGGATGACATCCAAGTCGGCAAGTTCCGCATCGAGGCTAAGCGCCGCGAGACGCTCGCCCTGCCCGCCTGGTGCCGCCAGATTGAGGAGCACTGCCAGCCGGGCGAAGTGCCCGTCGTGGCCTACCGCACGAACGGCCAGCCGTGGCGCATCGTCTTGAAACTGGAGGACTTTCTGCCGCTCATGCGCGGAGAGTTGACGGATGGGTGAGGTGTTGAGAGAATCTCAACAGCAGGTGCTTACATCACTTGCTGACGCGGCGACGCGACTCGGTGTTAGCGTGAAGACGCTCCGCCGGCTCGTTGACCGGGGCGAGGTGCCGCACTACAGGTTCGGCATCGCGATCCGAGTCAACGTCGCGGAGATCCTCGAAGCAACCAAGGAGCGATGCAAACCATGTCCATCCACAAACGTGGCAACACCTACCATCTCGACATCCCGCTCGCGAACGGCGGGCGACTCCGGCGCTCTGCTGAGACATCTGATCGCAAAGCAGCGCAGGAACTCCACGACCAATTAAGGGCGCAGCTCTGGCGCCAGGAGAAGCTCGGCGCGAAGCAGCCGCGCTCGCTCACCGAGGCCGCCGAGCGGTGGCTTGCCGAGCACGCCAAGGCGAGCGCCATCCGCGACTACACCCACCACCTCGCGTTCTGGTGCGCGCGTGCCGAGGGCATGGCGCTCACCGAGATCACGCGCGCGTGGGCGGGTGAACAGATCGAGCAGCTCGTCACGCGCAAGGGCACGCCGGCCACGCCCGGCACGCGGAACAACTACATCATCACGCTGCGCTCGGTGCTGAACACGGCCTGCCGCGACTGGGAGTGGATCGAGCAAGTGCCTGCGCTGCGCACCTATGGCGATAAGCGCGACGGCAGCCGCATGGTCATCGCCACCCCGGCGCAGGCGAAGGCGCTGCTCGAGGTGCTGCCGGCGGGGCTGCGCGCTGCGGTCGGGTTCGCCTTTATGACCGGGCTGCGCAAGAGCAACGTGTTCGGGCTCACCTGGGACCGGGTGGACCTCGCGCGCGGCCTCTGCTGGGTGCAGCCGATCGACACCAAGGCCGGGAACCTGATCGTGTGCCCGCTGAACTCAGCCGCGAAGGCGCTGCTCGAGCAGCAGCTGCGGATGGAGGGTGAGGTGCGGGTGTTCCCGGTCGAGCCGCCGTGTCACCACCAGTGGAAGCGGTACACCAAGCGGGCGGGGCTGCCGGACGGGTTCCGGTTCCACGACATCCGGCACACCTTCGCCTCGTGGCTCGCGCTCGACGGCACGGACCGCAAGACGCTGCAGGACTTGGGCGGGTGGAAGTCGCCCGCGATGATCGACAACTACGTCCACCTGCCGGTCGATCATCTGGTCAGCGCGGCGGAGCGTCTCGCCTCGCGCCTGCACTGATTGTGGGAAGTCTGTACACAAATTCCCCACACTCGTCGTCTCAGGCCTTTCGCATCTCGTCGTAAGTGCCTGATTTTGTTGGTAGCGGGGGTAGGATTTGAACCTACGACCTTCGGGTTATGAGGATGCCACAGCCCCCAAGCAGGTCAGCAAGTTGCTGATTTGCTTGGGACTGTGATGCCCTGCAGTACCCCGCTTTCGGGGAATCTTGTACACAAATTCCCCGCAGTCACGCCGCGCGCCGGCGCTTGCGCAGCCAAGTCAGGTAGTCGGCCGCGGCCTCGATGTCGTGCTCGACGCGCACGAGGCCGAGCTCGCCCGCCTGCGGGTCGAGGATGACCGTGCAGGACGGCGCGATCATCGCCGGCGGCAGGCCGAGCGCGTCGGCATAGCTGTCGTGCATCTTGTACGAGCCGAGCTGCAGCAGGTGCGCGAGGTGCCCGGTCGCCGCGATGCGCAGCAGCTGGTACCCGCCCGTATGCTTGTGACCGCTGACGATGACGTGGTCGTGGTGCGTCAGCTTGGCCGCGCGCAGCTGCCCGTGCGACGGGTTCCACATCGAGTTGCCCGGCCAGTCGTGGCGCGCGGCGATGCGCACCTCGGCCCCGTTCTGGAACGTCAGCGCGACGCGGACCGTGTGGTCGCCCGTCAGGGTCACGCCCGCCTGCCGCTGTATCCAGCGCAGCGGGTCGCCCGCCCCGCTCCAATGGTCGTGGTTGCCCTGGACCATGAACAGCCAGTCCTCGCGCAGCTCCGAGACCAGCCACTCGACGAGCTGCCAGGACTGGTCGGTCGTGGTCTCCTGCTCGCCGTAGAGCCGGGCGAGCCGCCCAATCCAGTTGTTCTGGAGGTCCCCGATACAAGCCGCGTACAGGCCCGGCGTGCGCTTGATGACCTCGATGTCGCGCTCGAGCTGGCCGAGGTCGGTGTGGTCGTCATCGACGTGCGGGTCGCCGAGGAGCGTGACCGCGATGGGTTCGTTCCCGCGGACCCGGACCTTGATGAGCTTGCGCGCCTCGGCTGCGGCGTCCTTGCGGGCGAAGGCCGACTTGCGCCGATCGATAAGTTCGCGGATATCGATCTTGCCGCTCGGGAGCTTGGGCACCTCGAGGAGCTCGCGCTTGCGCGGTGCGCTCTCCACCACCCCGCCCGCAGTGCGGAACCGTGCCGCCGGGTCGTAGGTCGAATCGGGCACCGGCACGCCGCGGGACTTGAGCCCGTCGATGCGCTGCGCGAGCGCGCGGGTGTTGATGCCGAGTTGGCGTGCAGCCTCGGCGCGTACCCCCTTTGCGGCATTGAGCGCCGCGAGGATCTGTTCATCCGTTGCTTTTTGAGCGGGCACGGGGCCTCCTGTTTGAGAACGAAGCGAGTGCCTGCGCGAGCAGGCTGCCGAGGGTGTCTACAAACACCTCATCGTGCGTGAGCTTGTGGTTCATCTCATCGAGCAGCGCATGGATGAGCTCGTGGCAGAAGGTCTGCTGCAGCTCGGTGTCGCCCTGATCGCCTCGCACATCGATGCGGTGGGCGTTCGGGTCGTAGATTCCGAGCGTGTCCTTGGCATGCGGCCACTTCGAGAGCGGCAGGATGCGGACGGTGACGATGTGGCCGTGCAACTGGAACCGCTTCGGGATGCCGAGGCGGGTGTGCCGGCAGCGGCTCACCTCACGAGCCCCTGGAGCTCAGCGAAGCGGGCGGCGTCTCGCTCGCAGGCGGCGAGGTGGTCGGCAAGAGCCGCTCCAAGGCCTCCCGCGTCGCCGGGCTCTCCGGCGGGACCATCAGGCGCGGGGGCATCGGGACAGGCGCCGGGCACGCCGGGGGCGGCAAGGGCGTCGCGCAGCCGGCGAGCAAGGTCGCGACCGCGGCGATCGGCAGCGTCCAGTTTCTGGGTGAGTCCACGCTCCACCTCCTGATGCCGGGCGTACAGGCGCGCCTCGGCCTCTCTGGCGGCCTCTGCGGCGCGTGCCCGCTCGAGGTGCCACTCCGACCGGACGACCGCCTCAGCGGCCTTGTAGCCGCCTTGGTAGGCCGTCCGGTACCCGAACCACCCGAGGCCGGCCAGCGCGAGTGCGAGGCCGACCCCGAGGTAGAGACGGTTCACACCGCCTCGGGCTTCTTCTTGGCCAGTACCGACCAGACGGCCACGGCCACGGTGGCCGCGGCGCCCGCGACGGCGGCGACCGTCTCGGCGTCGGTGATGCCCTTGCCCACGAGGTAGCCACCGATGGCGGCCACGACGGCGCGGACGATGCCTGCGATCTGTTCTCCGTTCATGCTCTTGCTCCTACGCTTCGTTGATGGAGGCTTTCGCCCCGTTGGACGCGACGAGCGGCAGGGAGCCGCCCGGCGCGAGATTGGTGGTGGGCCATCGGTAGCCGAGGACGCGGCTGCGGTCGAACGGTGCGACGGTCACGGCGTTGCCCTGGTTGCCGCCCAAGACCATCAGCCGCCCGCGCTCGTCGTTCCCGACGACGAAGCCGACATGGCCCGCCCCGCCGCGCTCGAACACGACGACGCAGCCGAGGGCGGGCTCACGGATGGGGGTGCCGAAGTCGAGCCACGCCCGCGCCCGGTACCACGCCGGCGGCGGGTCGAAGCCCTCGAGGCGCATGACCGCCGCGACGAACACGCCGCACCACGGCGTCTCGTCGTCGCGCCACCATGCCTTGAGCATCACCAGCCACTTGCTGATGAGCGGCGCGGTGGCCTTGCCGGGTACTTCCCGGAGGCCGACGAAGGCGCGCGCGCGGGTGAGCCACTTCGGTTCCATCACGGCCTCCGCAGGTTCTTGAGGTGCACGGCGATGGCGAAGCAGCCCGCCACGATGGCGATGAGGCCTGCGAGGAATGTGATGACCTCATTGGCTTGCGAAAACCACGACACTCCAGCCGCAGTAACGCTGCCCGCAGCCGCGACGTCCGCCGCCCGTTCGATCGGCGTGGTCACGGCTCGCTCTCCACCTTCTGCGCGGCGAGGAGCTGCTCGTCGGCCTGCGCCTTGATTTTGACGGCGAGCGGGAACACGCCGGACTTGGTCGGCAGCTCGCCGAAGACGTCAAGGATGCCTTGCACTTCGTCGCGGGTCAGTTTGAGGGTGAGTTCCATGTGCGCTCCTGTGTGTTACGGCCCGGCATCGCGCCATGCGCCGCCGCTGTAGAAGTACAGTTTGTTGTTGGTCGTGTTGACCACGATGGGTGCCATGCCCGTGATGGCGGTCGGCGTTCCGGTCGGCGTACCCGCGCAGGTCGGCACATACAAGAAGCCGTTGGTCGCGGTCGTGGCGAGGGCGGTCTGGATGCCAGCCACCACGCTGCCTGCGGCGGTAATTTGAAATCGCGTCGTGAAACCGCTGCCGTTGCGAAAGGTGATGTCGCCCTCTGCGCCACCCGAGTTGGCATCAAAGAACAGCCCGCCAGTTCCGGTGTGCCGCAATCCCGCAGCGGTGAAAAGGCTAACGCCTCCGGTGCCGCTGCCAAACTTTCCGCCGCCATTGACATCCAACTTTTCACCCGGCGAACTCGTCCCGATGCCGAGGTTGCCGCTGTTGTCAAGCACAACATCATCCGACCACGAAGAACCAACGCCTCGCTGGATGCGGAATGTTCCGGCAAAAGTCGCCCCCGCATCATTGATGTTGGCAACTCGGAAACCATAGAAATCTGCCGCCGAATAGCCTAAATGGATTGAGCGAGTTTGACTTCCCCCAAGGTTCCCGCTGCTGACATCCAGATTGCCGCGAGGCGATGCCGTCCCGATGCCAAGGCTGCCCGCCGAAGTGAGCCGCCAGCCCTCAACGCCGCCCACCGACGCGGCCAGCGTATCCGCAGCGGGGAACCAGAGGCCGGTGTTCACATCGCCGAACGCGGAGAGCGAGGGCGTGCCCACAGCGCCCGCCGCGAAGCGCGTCACCGCGCCGTTCGCGGTGTGCTGCTGCACCTGCGCGCCGCCCGCGACCGACCACCACTCGTTGGTGCCAGCGCGGTACAGACCAGACCCCGGCTCGTTCGTGAACCCGAGGCCGGGCGTCGCCTGCACGCCGTCCGTCAGGCGCAGCGGCGCAAGCATGCCACCCTCGCCCGAGCGCGAGAGCGAGTCCGTCATCTCGTTGGCGATGTCGTTGAGCGTGTTGTTCGCCCAGGTGGCGTCGATCAGCGTGCCGCTGACCACCGGGTTGCCGGATACGAGGCTGAAAGTGCCGGATGCGTTGCGAGGCATGGGTTACTCCGTCTGGGTCTGGACTGTCATCGCGCGCGCGGTGGCCGTCACGTCTTGGGCGCGCAGCTGGCCCTGCGCCTGCAAGCGGCGCAGCCGCTCGAGGAAGGCCTGCTGCGCAGCGGGGTCGTTGAAGTTGGTGAGCTGACGCGCCACCTCGGCGCGGGTCTCGGCGTTGGCCCCGGCGGTCACCTTGTCGTAGATCGAGCGCACGCCGCGCACCAGCGTCTGCGTCGGGCTGCTCGTCGCCGCATCGGTCGCCAGATCCATCGCGAGGTCGCCGGCTTCGACTGCCTTGTCCGCGGTCTGCGACCCCGAGCGCACGAACGCATTCGTCTGTGCTGCCGTGTTCTCGTCTGTGATGCGCCCGCGCAGCGCCTGGACGCGGCGGTCAGGGACGGCCGCCTCGAGCTTGGCCCGAGCGGCGCGGCTGCCCGCCACCGAGCGCAGCACGTTCGGCTGCGAGGCCAGATCCGGCATCGAATCGACCCGCTCGCGCAGCGCCTCGATGACACCCCGGCCGTACCACTTGTTCTCGGCCGGCGTGCCGCCTGTGCGCTGCGCGATCACGTCCTGCAGGCTGTCCTTGTTGAACTCCCGCCCGCGCTCGAGCGCATCGCGCGCCTGAGCCGGACCGGCGAAGCTCGCCCGCGCCGTGGCGTACACGTCGCCGCCCGGCGCGGCGTCGGCCGCCTGCAGCAGCTGCCGCCGGGTCGCATCTGCCATGGCGCGCTCCTCGCGCGTGCCGATGACGACCGAGTCTGCGGGGCGCGGGCCCTGCTGGTACTGCGGCATCAGGATTTCGTCGAGGTTCTGCTTGACCCGGTCCACGTCGCGGAAGGTCGGCGACCGGATCAACATGCCGGAGTCGTTGTAGAGCGGGTCCACGCGCATGCCCCAGCCGCGACGGGCAGCTTCGCTGCCGCGCACGATGTCGCGCACGCGCGGTACGGCGAACGGCGCCCTGGACGCCCAGTCGTCGAGCGGCGGCAGGGAGTCGAGCCGCCCGTAGAAGGGGGCCGACTCGGTGCGCGCCTGGTTGATGAGCGCATCGGCGCGCGCGCCGGCGTTGCCGGTGCTCGTGCGCCCGACCGCCCGCTCGAGCCAGTTGATGACCCGGTCGGGCTGCGCGGCGGCGCGCGCCTGCAGGGCCTCGTCGATGATGGCGCTGCCCTCGCCGGGAAGCGTCCGCACGCCGCGTGCGAGGCGCTGCACGGGCTGACCGCCCACGTCCACGAGGCCGAGCGGCACGCCCAGCCGGCGCGACTGGTCGAGCCGAGCCGCCGCGATTTCCGGCGCGATGCCGCCCGCCTCCATGGCCTGCAGGATCTTCGCCTCTGCGGCCGTTATGGGGGCTTCTGGAGCAGCCCCGGTGTTGAGGGGCACCATGGGCGACACGCCGCTCCTGCCGGCTCCCATCGCGTCCGAGACGCGCTTGAGGTACGGAGTGACGCGGCCGGAGATGTTCGCCGCGGACTGCATGCCGCCGCCCACGGCGCCGCCCAGCCCGAGGCCAAGCGCGGCGCCCGTGAACGCGCCCGTCGCGCGTTCTCCCGGATTTTCTGTCAGAGCGCCGGCCACCATGCCCGGCACCGCGCCGACCCTCGCGCCCTCGCGCACGGCTTGGCCGACCGTCTGCACGCTGCGCAGCGGCGCGCCGCCGCCGTAGAGCGCGTTCATCGTGAGCTGAAGGGCGCGGCCACCAGCCGCGCCGCCGGCCGCAATCGTGCCAGGGCCGGGGGCTGCGAGCGTGCCACCGAGCGTCGCCATGGCGACGGGTGTGATAGCGCCGAGGCCGGTCGCGGCGGCCGACAGGTACGGGTGCTGCGACTGGAACGCCTCACGCGCGCGGCGCTGCCGCTCGAGCGATCCGCGGTAGTCGCCGCCGGTCAGCCTTTCAGCGCCCGCCTGCAGCTCGTCCGCGCCGCCCAAGGTGATGCCTTGGTTGAACTGCTGCGCGAGGCCACTGAGCAGGCCGGGGGTAGCGGCCGCGTGCATGCGCTTGGCCTCCTCGGGCGAGGCAGCCTCGTAGATCTGACCTTGGACGCGGTACTTCGGCATGGGCTACCTCACGGATACGGCACGTCGATGACGGCGTCGGCGGCGGCCTGCCCCCGGTTGCTGTAGATGTCCTGCAGCGCGGTCTCAAGGTCCGGCAGCGCGCGGTTCGCGCGAGCGCGAAGCGAGGCCATGTAGACGTCGTAGGCTTCAATCTTCTGTTGGATAGTGCCCGGCTTGTCACCCAGAATCGGCACGAGCTCGTTGGCTTTCTGACGCGCCTCGGACTCGTTGATGCCGGCGCCCGTCGCAGCGCGAAGCAGCGCCTCGGACATCGAGGAAGCGGCTTGAACGAACATCTGCCGGTTCTCGGGCCGCGCGTTGTTGGCGAGTTCCTCGCCCCAGCCGGGGACCTTCGAGAGCGCGGACTCCTTGAGGGTAGGCGCCGAGGCAGTCGGGTCCCGCACCAAGATGTTGGCCATATTCCGCCGGGCGTTGTCCGCCTGCGCGTACCAGCCGGCGGCCTTGCGCTCATCTTCGGTCGGCTGCGCCGCCGAAATCTTCGGCAGCAGCGGGCCAGAGTAGGAAGTCGGCTGCCCGTTCTGGTCATAGGTGAACAGCACGCCCTGCCGGTTGCTACGGAAAATCGGCGCGCCCTCGGGCGTTGAGCCGATTTGAGGCGCGGGGCCTGCGCCAACCTCGCCTCCGCCCTGCATGCGAGACAAGCTGAGACGCAGCGCGCGATTGTCCGCGCGCGCCGCCGCCGCATCCGCCCGCGCCTGCTGGCGATCGGCGAGACCCATCTCGAACTGCCCGAGCTGCAGCAACCGCCCGGCCTCACGCTCGCGCCCCGCCGACGGGTCGCGCAGCACCGTGCCGTCCGGCCCGATGGTCGCCGTGCCCACCTTCATGGGGTCCTGCGCCGCCATCGCGCGCTTCAAGAACGCACCCTGCAGCGGCTCGAAGCGCCGCCCGGCCACGCTCGCCGCGATGGCATTCAGCATCGCATCCTCGCCCTGCAGCGAACGCTGCCGCGCGAAGTCCGCGGCGGCCGTGTAGTCGTCCTCGGCGCTCATCAGCTCGAGGCCACGGCGGATGTTCTCCTCGCCCGGCTGCACGCGACCAGAAAGCGCGCCGCCGGCGCTCGCCTTGCGCGTCGCGCGCGGGAGCGCACGAGGGGGCGCCACAGGCGGCGCGGCAGCCGGGGCACCCCCAGCCGCAGCCATCGCCTGCAGCCGCCGCAGCGCCTCTTCCTGCGCGTCCTCGTAGAGGCTCACATCGCCCCCGAGAAGAGGTCGTCTTCCTCGCCGTAGGGCCGCTTGCCGGTCGCCGGCAGCATCGCAGCCGCAGGCGGCGTCGAGCCCTTGCCCGCCGCGCGGCGCGCGGCGACGCGGTCACGCAGCGCCTTGACGTAGTCCACGTTCTTGGCGCTCTGGTCGGTGTAGCCCTGGTCGAGCTGCTTCTGGCCGCGGTGCGCGGCGTAGGCCTGACCGACCTGCGCGAGCGCCTGCGTCCACGACGGCGCGACCACCACGCGCCCGGCCTGCTGCGCCTGCGGCGCCTGCATGCTCTGCGCGCGCAGCATGTCCACCTGCGCCTGACGGCGCGCGAGCTTCTCCTCCTCGGGGCTCATCACACCCGCCTGCAGGAGATAGTCGAAGTACAGATCGTCGTTCATGCTCATGCTGCTACCCGTCCGTAGTCCACCATCAGGTACCCGCTCGCGTGCCGCTTCACGAGGTCAGGCCGCACGGCCGCGACCTCCTGAGCGATGACGCCGCGCTGCGCGAACCCGGCCATCTCGTACTCGTAGATGCCGACGCCCAAGTCGGCGTGCGTGCCGACGCGCTTCACCCGGCGCTTGAGCCGCCGGTCGGAAAACATGAAAGCCGTCGAGGCCAAGCTGCTCAGGCCGCCCATCGTGTTCGCCATGCCCTGCTGCTGCGCGTTGAAGGCGTCCATGCCGGCCTGGTACTGCATGTTCGCGGCGTTCAAGAGCTGCGGCGTCTCCGCGATGCCCGATGCGTTGAAGCGCGGCATCTGCGGCATGCCGACCTGCTGGCCGGTCAGGAGCGCGTTCATCTCGTTGAGCGACATGCCGCGGCGCTGCTGCTGCTCGGCGATCGCCTGCTGGCGCAGCTGGTTCATCATGTTGGCGTACTGCATGTTCTGGCCGAACTGCTGCTGCTGCGCCTGATTCATCGCCTGCATGCGGTTGATGTCGAGGTTCTGCGCCTGATTCATCGCCTGATTGCCGAACTGACCGGCGGCGAGATCCTGCGAGAACGCCTGCTGCCCGGCGCGGTTGGCGAGGTCGGCCTGCCCCATCATCTGGCCGAAATACTGCGCCTGCGCCTCGTTGCCGAAGCGCCCCGCGCCGACATCTTGGTTGAACGCCTGCTGCGTCGCCTGATTGGCGAAGTTGCCGGCGGCGAGACCTTGGTTGAACCGCTGGTCGGCCGCCTGATTGGCGAACTGCGCCGCGCCCATGTTCTGGTTGAAGGCCTGCCCCAGCGCCTGATTGCGGAACTGGTTCGCCGCGAGACCTTGGCCGAACGCCTGATTGGCGGCCTGGTTGGCGAACTGGCCGCCCGACACGTCCTCGTTGAAGGCCTGCTGCCGCGCACCCATCTGCATGCCGAAGAGGCGCTGCGCCTCCTGACCCGCCTGCCCGAGCGCGTTGTACCGCTCGGCAGCCTGCCGGCCGCCCAAGTCGTCGAGCGCGCGCTGATAGCCGCGCGTGCCCACCTTGAAGCCGCGGTTCGAGAGGTCGGTCTCGAGCGACTGCTGCGCGAGCTGCTGCGCCGGCAGCATCGCCGTCATCAGGTCGTTCGCCACACGGTCGCGGAAGGTGTTGTCGATCTGCGGCAGCGCCGGGTTGTCGCCCGTCGCCAAGCCGCGCTGCACCTGCTCGGTGCCGGTGCCGAAAGACATGGCACCCGTGCCGGGATCGACGCCGCCCACAAGGCCGGTCTGGCCGATGCCGCGCTGCACGGAGTCCGACATGGACCCGACGCCCATCTGCGGGCCGCCGAAGTTGAAGCCCGACACCACGCCGCGCTGCCCGACGCCCGTCTGCAGCCCCGGCGTGTAGTCGGCGATGCCCGTCTGCAGCTGCCCAGGCGTGCCCGCAGAGGTCAGCGCCGGCAGGCTGTTCCAATCGAAGGGCTGCTGGTACTCGCCCTGCACGCGGCCCATGAACGCATTCGCAAGGTCGCTGCGGCCCTGCTGGATGCCGATCTGCGAGTCGAGGGCGTTCTGCAGGCGCGGGTCGAGGCTCGTGTTCTGCGTCCACTCGGTGACCTGCTGCCCGGTCGCCGGGTCGGTCACCGCGCGCGTCGTCCACGACTCCGAACCGAACGGCGTGTTGATGTTCGGCCGGTTGGCGAAGTTCTGCGTGTTCAGATTCTCGCGCGATGCCTGCGCCTGCGCGTTTGCCGCGCCGGTGTAGTCAGGCGGCGGCGGCGTGCGTTTGCTGCCCATTCTCACTCTCCAGGTAGCGGCAGTTCTCGCGCCGCAGTTGCAGGATCACCAAGTCCCCACCCGGCGCACCGTCACGGATGCGCCCCACCTCCTCGAACCCGACGTGCTTGTCGAAGCGCAGCGCACGCTCGTTCGTGGACGGCACCATGCCGATCAGCACGTTGAGCCCCGCCACGCCGAAGGCGTAGTCGAAACAGGCGCGGAGGAGCTCGCGCGTCACCCAGTTGCCTTCGCCCGCGACGTGCATCTCGCACGACGCGCCGTTCCACGCATCGAAGCCCACCACGCCGCGGATCTTCCCCTCCGGCGAGACGTTCGCGATGCACTTGAGCCACGGCGTCGGCATGTAGCCGATGCGCTCGCAAAGCCACCGCGCAAGCAGGTCCTGATGCGCGGTCTGGATCACAGCATCGCCTCCTCGGCGCCGAAGTCGCGCATCATCAGGAAGCGCAGCAGCTCGGGGTCGAGCTGCAGTTCCGGCGCGCCCGGCGGCGGGGGCGGAACCTTCGGCTGCGCAGCCGGCACCGGCATGCCCTGCTCGGGCTCGAGGATCTGCGGCTGGTAGGGCACCGCCTCCGGCGGCAACTCCACGCCCGGTGCCGGCATCGGCTGGATGTAATCGAGCAGGTTGAAGTCAGCCATCGACGGCAGCGGCGCGTCTTGCGGCGCGGGCGCGGCAGCGGGCTCGGGGGCGAGCTCAGCGCGCTGGTTCGGTCGCATGTACTCGAGCAGCCCGAAGTCCATGTCCACAAGCGGCGGCTGCCCGCCCGGCGCGGGGGGCGAGGCCGGCTCCGTCACCGAGGGGTTCTCGGGCACCATGCCGCCGTAGAGGTTCTGGCCGCCGGGGCGCGGCGCAAGAACATCGAACAGGTCGGGGTTGTAGCGGAAGTTCGGGTTGTAGCCGTCCGGCAGCGTCACGCCGTCCACGAAGCCAGGCATGCCAGAGGTCTCGCGGTTGCCATCGCGCCCCCGGCGATAGCCCGGCGGCAGCCCGTCGCGCTCACCCGGCGGCGGGGTGGACTTCCTGATGTCTTGCGCAGGAGTGCTCGACGGGTCGGGAGGGCGTCGTGCCTTGGGCGATGCAGGAGGAGGACGAACAGGCATCACCAGCTCCCGACCCGCCGAACTCATCCACGGGTAGGACAATGCCTGCGGGCCGCTCGGGGGCGCAGGCGCGTTGCTCGAAGCCGCACGCAGGGCGGCGATCTTGGACTCAGCCATCACATCACCCCGCCGGCTTCAGTCAGCATGTGCGAAGACGTGAAAATCGTGCCCGGCAGCCCGCGCACCTTCATGCGCAGGCTTGCGTAGTAGCCGAGGCCCGTAGTGCCCACCCACGCCTGGTAGGAGTTCTGCGAGCCCGACCACACCGCCACGTTCCAGAGGCCGCTGTTCCAGAAGCCCGCGTTGGTCGTCGTGTACGAGGGCGAGCCGCCCACGTTCGCGAAGGTGTACTGCGTGTTGACCTGCAGCTTGACGGACGGCGGCGAGGAGCCGATGAAGATGGGCCGCGCGAGGCCGAACTTCTTGAGCGTCGCCGGGCTGCCGAAGGCGTTGAACGCCGTCTGCACGTCCCCCTCGATGGGGTTGCCGTTCGACCCGTCGGTCTCGACGCCGTCGTTGTTGCCGAAGAGCCCCTTGGCGACCCGACCGTCCTCGAGGCCGAAGTAGAGCTGCCCGTTCAAGAGCGTGCAGCAGGCCATCGGCATCGCCGTGAAGGTACACCACGCGCCCGTGTTCACGTTCATCGCGTACTGCGTGTAGACGCCGGCGTCCTCGGGCAGCTTGATGACAAGCACGTCGCTCGAGGGGACGACGAAGATGTCCCACGACACCTCCTCGCGCAGCTTCGCGATGAGCGGCGAAAGCACCGACTGCACCTTCTGCGAGGGGCCGGGCTGGATCTCGCTGAACTGACCGTTCACGAGGCGCGACATCGGCACAAGGCCGAGCTCCGAGAGGATCATCACGTCGCCGCCGTAGGCCGTGAAGAACCGGCCGAACTTCGGCACCGGGCCGCAGTACCACATGCCGCGCAGGCCGAACTTCGTCGGGTCGGACGGGTCGGTGCCCGTCCATACGCCGATGTCACCCTGCGAGCCGACCACGACCAGGTGGTCGTCGATGCCGACGCCCGCATCGAGCGTCCAGTTGATGAGGCCGCGGATGACCCCGCCGTTGCGCAGGAGCGAGCCCATCTCGAACGCAGAGGCCGTGCCCGTGATGGCATCGACCGTGTCGAGGTAGTAGACCTCCGAGTCGTCCTCCGGCACGAACCACACGCGATTCTTGAAGACCGCGACCTCCTTGAGCGAGGCCGGCAGGCCCGTCACCGTCTGCTGCACCCAGCCGTTCGTCGTGTCGTAGGTCCAGTAACCAGCGCCCGGTGACACCGCGAGGAGGAACACGTCCGCGCCGTTCGCGAACTGCGTCACGCTCCACACGTCGTCCGTCGAGCCCGTGCTCGACTGCGCAAGCGACGGCGTGCCCGTCGTCACGTCGTAGATGTTGCCACCCGCCGCCGCGAAGACCTTGTTGTTCGCCGATGCGGGGGCGTTGTACGCGAAGATGGACTTGATGGGCAGCGCCACCGACGAGGTGTGGTACTGCCACCCCTTGCGGATGACCGTGCCCGTCTGCGTCGGGATCATGTTCTCGAGCACGAGCGCGTCGGTCGGCTGCATCGCGCTGATGGGGTCGCGGTAGTTGAGACCGCCCACCGGCGAGGGAATCGTGAACATGTCCGCCACGCGCGCGGCCGCGGCGCGGCGCGGCGTCTTGAACTGTGCGAGCGGGACGAGCGGCACGGTCAGTTCCCGTAGCCCGTGTCGGGCAGGTTGTAGACCGCGTTGATGTACGGATAGCGGCGCGAAGCCGCCATGTTGAGCACCACCGCGCCCTTCTCGTTGCCCTTGCGGTTCTCGAAGTTGACCTGGAAGTCACGCATCGCGGCGCTGCTGTCGAGGCCCTTCATCTCGAGCCACTTCACCCGCGCGAGCTGCGTCACGAGGTGCGAGTCGAGCAGCACCGTGTCGCCGTTCTTGTTCGCGCGGTTCTTGTAGAGCGTCGCGTTGTCGGCGTCACGCACCCACGCGAAGGACTGGTAGAAGAACGTCAGGTCCTGCGCCGCAGTCGGCGGCGCGAGGATGTAGATCTGGTTGCCGCGGATCTGCCAGTAGAACGACAGCGTCGGCAGCGTCTGCCGCACGAGCAGCTCCTGCCACGCCTGCGGCGAGACCGGCCCGATGGCCGGCCACTGCATCGTGGAGTTCCACTGCGTCTGGTCGATGAACTCGTAGAAGTCCTCGGGCAGCGTGAACGCCTGCTCCTTGATGCCAGGCGTGGACGCTTGGATGCTGAGGGTGTGGGTCTTCGTCAACTCCTGCCAGTCGGCCATGCCGAGCAGGTCGATGCCCGCGAGGTTGACGGACTGCACCATCTGGACCACGGCGGGGTCGGAGTCCCCCGCCGGGTCCGCAGGCGCTGGGAAACTTACCAGCTGCGCGACGTTCTGGACGATGGTCCCGAGCGTGTTGTCAGTGATGATCTGGTAAGGCATGAGGCATCAACCTCAGTTCTTCTTGCCTTTGGCGTCGTTCACCATCTTCGTCAGCGCCTCGAGCGAGACCTGCAGCTCCTCGATCTTCGCGTCGCGGCTCTTGAGCTCCTCGTTCATCTTCTCGAGCGGAGCGTTGCCCTTCGCGAGCTCGAGGAACGCAGCCGCGGCGCGCTTGTCCTCGTTGAAGCCCATGAACTTCTGCCCGAGCGAGTCCGGCGCAGCAGCGAGCTGCTCGACGGTGTGGACGTTGAAGAACTTGTACTCCTCGATCTTGCCGCCCGTCATGCGCGGCAGCGCCGTGAGCGGCGTGCCCTCGACGCTGTTGCCCTGGCCGGCCTTCCACTTCTCGTAGCGCGCAGCGAAGCGGCGCGAGTCGATGGAATCGACCGGGCGGTCGATGACGCTCAGCTTGTCGCCAGGGACCATGATGCGGATGCAATCCACCTCGCGGTAGATCGGGCGGCCGGCGGCTCGCGAGTCGCCGAGGTGCATCATGGGCTTGCGGTAGAACTGCACGAACAGCTTGTCGTCGTTCACGAACCGGGACTCGTCGAGACCCGGCGCGTCGAGCACGCTGTTCCAATCGGTTGACACTGTGGTGGTGTTCACCTGCACGGGAAAAACTCCTCTTCTGGTTGTGGAAAAGGGGCAGTGCGGGAATCACCCCGCACCGCCCCGCTCTGCTGCTGGATTACAGCGTGACGCCGACGGTCGGGTAGCTGAACAGCGCGTCCGCGTTGACGGCAGCCGCACCGCCAGTCGCGGTGCCGAGGACGAGGCCGTTGATGGCCTCGGCGCCCGCAGTGCCGTCGTCGTCCAACGCGCCGGCCGTGGCCGTCGTGTTGAGGCGCGTGCCCTTGGCGGCCGATGCGAGCGTGCGCACGCTGCCCTTGCCGTACACCTGGAACCAGCCGTACTGGTTGTCCGCGAGGCCGGCCTGAGCGACGCCGATGCGAGAACCGAAACCAGCCGCGCCGGGCGCGGTGTTCGTGGTGCTCGCCATCGCGAAGTCGAAGCCAGTCGCCTCGACGCACGCGAAGAAGGCGGTGACAGCGCCGTCCGCGCGGCCGTAGATGAACTCCTGATACCCGAGAACCGGGTCGTCGAAGCCGCCGAGCGTGCCGAGCCGGAAGGCCGGAACGTCGGTGGCGGCGGTGACCGCGGTCTTGTCGATGCCGATGATCTGAGACATGTCTGTTTCTCCTGAGAAGAGCCTCGGTAGGCAGGGGTCACCTACCTACCAAGGCAAGGTGACCCCCACCACGAGGTCGTTAGTTCTGGATGCGGCCCTGGAACTGCGCGCCCGACGAACAGAGGTTGCCCGCCCACGCGAGGATCTGGACCTCGGCATCCTGCGAAGTGGAATACCGCTTGCCCGGCGACAGCGAGACCATGTTCCGGTCACGATGCGGCCGCAGGAAGAGGTACTTCGTGTTCAGCATGAAGCCGGTGTTGGCCGGGCAGTAGCCGCCGATGCCGCCGTCCAGGACCACGTCGGCGTCCATGAACTTGAGCGTCGGGAAGCCGAGGCTGCCCTGCGCCGGGTCGGTGAACCGCTGGTTCGCCTGCAACGACGCCGTGTAGATGCCCCAGTAGTTGGCATCGAGCACGATGAGGTCGGGACGATCCGAGCCGCGCACGAGCGACGCCCAGAGCGTGTTGAGGCCGGTCTGCATCTGCGCGCCCGTGGCGGGCGGCGTCACGCCGGCGGCCGAGAAGTCGTACAGCTTCGACTGCCAGAACGACCAGGTGGCGCGGTCGATGCCGCCGTAGGTGCCGGTCGTCGGGTTGGAGGGCACAGCGGCGTTGAGGCCGGTGATCTCCTTACCGCCCGAGCCGGTGCCGTCGGAGTAGATCGACTGCGCGAGACGGTTCGCCATCGTGGCCTCGGCCACGTTGATGCGCGACTCGAGCAGGTCGATGAACGCCTCGCGGCCGCTGTTCTGCAGCATCTCGAGGCCGCTCATCACGACCGGGCAGGCGAGCTGCTTGATGCTGAACTCGGCGGCCGAGATCACGTCCTGCGCGGCGATCGGCAGGGTGTCGTAGCCGGAGTAGAAGGCAGCGTTGCCGTTCTCGGCGAAGCTGAGCTCCTGCAGGATGGACGAGCCGCCGCCGAACGGCTTGATGTTGCCGCGCTGCTGCAGGCGCGCGAGGAGCGCGTTGTTGCGGGTGACGTTGTCGGCGATCGAACGCGACCGGTTCTGGATGGTGGTCGCGACGATGTCGCTCACATTTGCGAATGCCATGATTGAAACTCTCCACAAAAAATTGAACTGGGGATCACTCCCCGCCCTTTTTCGTGGCCTAAACGAACCTGTTCAGTCCGGTCAGTCGCGGTGGGCGAATGCGGTATTCCGCGTATCGCTCCGTCGAGCTTCGGTGGCTGCGGCGCTGGGCACACAACGGGCACGGCGAACCATGCCCGTTGTGTTTATACCATCATCGTGCGGTTTGCACAAGCGCCGCTTCGATGGCCGAGCGGACATCGGTCGGCGTCGGGGCGGGACCGGCCGGCGCGGCCGAGCCCGACACGCTCACCGCCGCCCGCTTGGCGCGCGCGGCAGCGTCGTTCACCTGCTGCGCGCCCTGGGAGCGCGAACGGGTCTCGAGCACCGAGCGCACCCGCGGGTTCGTCAGGCAGGCCTGACGGTAGGCGTCCTGCAGGGTCAGCTCCCGGCCGCGGCGCTGGGCGACTTCCATCAGGTCGGCCATGTCCTCGCGCACGTCCCCACCGAACTCGGCCTGCTCGATGAACCGCTCGACCTCGGAGGCCGCCTCCTGCTGCGCGCGCTGCGCTTGGGCGGCCTGCTGCTGCTGGAACTGCGACATGAACTGCTGCACCGGCGCGAGCTGCTGCTGCAGGATCTGCTGCACCTGCGTCGAGGCAGCATCGCCCCGCGGCACTTCCCCGGCCAGCGCCTGGTCGAGCTGCTCGATGAAGTTGTTGCCGAAGCGGCCGACCCCGAACTGCTTCACGATGCCCGCGACCATCGTCGCGAGCTCCGGCGCCGTGCCCGTGCGCAGCCGCGCCGCGGTGCTCATCAGGTTGTCGATCGCCTGCAGCGGGTTGCTGTTCTCGGCCTTGATGAACATCTCGTAGGGCCGGATGACGTTGGTCAGCTGCTCGGTGAACCGGCGCGCCTCGACCGACTCGGCGAGCGCACGCTGCGTCTCGGACTCGCGCCGGGCGACCTCCGCGCGCACGTCCGGCGGCAGCGCCGCCCAGTGCTCACGCACGTCCGGCCGCCACGACGCTGGGGCCCGCTCCTGCGGCGCCGGGCGCGGCTCGGCCTTCGGGCCGGGCTGGATGGCCGGCGTTGCGTCTTCCGCATGCTGTTGCGGCTGCGCCACGGACTCGGCCTTGGCCTCGGTCGGCTTGAAGCGGCCGGACTCGTCGCGCACGCGCGAGGGCGAGGCGCTCTCCGGCGAGGGCGCCGAGACGGGCTCTGGAGCCGAAGCAGGGGCGCTCTCGGCGGCGATGGGCTCGGGGGCAGGTGTCGGGTCGGATGCGGGCACGGCCGCCTCCAGCGCGTCCCTGATCGTGGTGGGGTCAGACATGGGTCACCTCTTGGATTGAAGTCGTTCGATGGCCTCGCGGATGTCCTGCTTGCGCACGGAGCCGCCCTGCTGGTAGTACCTCTCGCGCTCGACCTTGGCCTTCGCCCAGGTCTCCTTGAAGTCGTCCGCGGTCGTCAGCCCCGTGCGCTTCATGTACTCGCGGTGCTTCTTGCGGCTCGAGATGTCCGCACCGCCGGGCGCTGCAAGCCCGTCATAGTGCCGGTCACCCCACAGCGCGCTCAGGTGATTGAGCGCGTCCTTGCGGCGCGGCGGCTCGGTTGCGCCGATCTCCACCATCTCGCCCGATTCGGGGTCGTACCTGTAGCGTCGTCTCGTCATGGCGTCCTCAGTTCAGCAACAGCAGCCATTCCTCGCGGCGGCGGCGCTGGATGCGCCGCATCCGCTCCTGTACCTCGGCCTCGAACGCCGCAGCGGCGAGCTGCCGCGCGCGTTCGCTCTCCGCCCGGCGCGCCTCGATGCCGGCACGCTCGAGCGCCGCCGAGACCATCCGCGCCACCTCGCCCGCATCGAGCGACGCCGGCACCGGGATGGCGATGCGCTGGCGCCGGGTGAGGATGGCAACGCCCTCCTCGCCCCCGGCGGCCGTCTCGACCACCTCGGCCTTCTTGGCCTTGAGCGGCGCGACCGCGGCCTCGATCTGCTCGCGCAGCCGATCGCGCTCGCGGCGCTCCTCGTCGAAGTCGCGCTGCTTGCGCTTCGTCGGCGGCCCGTATCCGCCGCGTGTCTCGACCGCAGGCGGCGGGGGCGGCGGCGAACCTCCGCCCCACGCGGTGGCCCATGCGCCACCCCACGATGTGCCCCAAGTCGAGTAGGTGAACGGCACTTACACCGGCCCCCACTCGTTGCCAGACTGACCGGTGCCCTTGACCTGCACGTCGTTGACGTACTGGATGTTCGCGTCCACCTGCCCCGCGACCGTAAAGGCGAGCGAGTCCGTCTTGGTCTTCACCGCCGTCAGGTCGGCCGCCGTCGCAAGGCCGCTCTGGATTTCGGTCACCGCGCTTGCCGCGACCGCGGCAGCCGTGATCGCGTCGTTGGCGATGCTCGACACCGTGACCGATTCGCCAGGCAGCCCCGCGAACACCTGCTCGCGCAGGTCGATTGGGTCAGCGCCGGAGGCCGTTGCCCGCAGCACCAAATCGCCGAGCGTGTCGGTGTGCGAGCTCGTGAGCGCGATGTTGTACCAGCCGTCCCCGCGCTCGGTGACCGTCGGCGAGATGCTCGAGAAAGCCGCGCCGTTCTTGGAGAGCGACACCGAGAGCGTCGCGCCCGTTTTGCCGGTCACATGGTCGGCAGAGTCGGTGAGGAAGACCATCAGGTTCCGCGCTGTCGATTGCTTGAGCATCTCTTACCCCTTGTTGACGACGCGGGACTTGGAATAGGTGTTACCGCCGCTCGGCGCAGCCGGAGGCGGGTGATAGAGGATCGTCGCCTCGATGTCATAGTTATGGAAGGTGGACGACGCACCGAGCAGCGGAAACTCGCCCGAGTTCGCGGTGCGTCCCGATACGAGCGCCAGCCCCTGCCCAGGCTTTACCACGATGCCTGAACCGGAGTCGGCCTCAAACATCACGCAGTCGTGCATCGTTGAGGACTGCATTCCGATCGCAGCGCCAATGCCGACATCGGGGAACAGGTTGGTGTAGGTCTTGCGGGTGAACACAGCCGCGTCGAGGTTGGCCTTCAGCCAAGCCGCGTTGGGGGCGCCGGTGCCGTAGGCCGCGCCGTGCGTGGTGTAGAAGTCCGACTGCCACTCGCCCGGCAGACGAATCTGCATCGGGCCGGTTGTGACCTTAAGGCTGCTCGGGGCGGTCTTGGACGTGTCGGGGCTGATGGGGGTAACAGCATCGCCGTCGAGCGCGAGGCCATTCATGCGGCAAAGGCGCAGCGGCGGCGTCAGGAACGCCTCGCCGTCCATCGGCAGGAACATCAACTTGACCGCGAGCATAACGCCAGAGCCGCTGCCGTTCATGATGGCATACAGCGCACCGCCGATCGTGCGGTCGGTTCCGACATCCGTTGAGCGACAGACGTAGGTAGCGCCCGTCGCGGTGTTCGTCACAACCGCCGAGACGATCATGGAGTGCGGGATGCCGAACTGCTCCTGCACAAGCGCGATGCCTTCGCCAGCGCGGATGATGATGGGTTCCACATCTACGCTTTCGCCGCCGCGCCAGACGTCCGCAAAATGCGCCTTCTGATGCGTGACGAGCGAGCCGCCGTAGGTTCGGCTTCCGAGCATCGTGATGTTCTGCGTCGAGAAGTTGGGGCAGTCATTGATGCGCCGAAACAGCGCCGTAGTGGTCACGCTGTTCGGGTTGTTGACCACCGTGACCTGCGACGGGAACGAGGCATCAGCGGTGTCCATCTTGATGGGCGCCACCGTATCGCCGCCCGTCACTGCACTTACGCGGTAGATGGAAAGCGAACCCGATCTGTTGGCCATCGTCGCGCCAGCAGGGCCTGCGCTCGTCGGCGCAGCAGGAAACACCCGCAGCGACACCACCTCGAAGTAGGCGCGCTCGTCGGTCGCCGTGTTCTGGATGGCGAGCAGCGCGTCCTCGAGCGGCCGCACGTCCACCGCGTTGAGGCGCAGGTAGTAGGTTTCAGGCATCGGGCGGGGTCTCCGTCACGACCTCGAAGCGCGTGTAGCGCCCTTGCACCTTGCACGATGGGCAGGTGATCGGCGGGGAATACCCGCCGACCCCGCCGTTCAAGTCGTGCGAAATGCGGTCGGCGAGCTCCTGCTCGACCTCCCACTCATGGCCGCAGGTCTTGTGCCGCAGCGTCGCCATGAATCACGACGCCGAGTCGGTGAACTCGATCTCGAGGTCAGCCGTACCGACCGCACTGGAGCCGCTGTGGAACAGCTGCAGACCCTGCGTGGCGCGGCAGGTGACCGGCTCGACGTTGGTGTCACCGTAACCCGCGTTCCAGATTTCCGCGAACGGCACCAGCGTCAGCCAGTTGGCCTGCGTGGTACCGCCAACGATGGGCTCTTCGTTGACGAACAGGAACCGGCGGAAGATATCCGAGCCGGTCGTGGTCTGGTTGGTGCCGCAGGTCGTCGCCGCGTCGAGGGCGCTGTTGTTCGTGTCGTGCTTGACCGGGGTCACCGCCGTGCCGCCAGACGCCGCCGTGATGCGGCGCACCTGCGCAGTCGTCAGCACACCCGTCACCGCCGTCGTGCCGTTGTTGAACCAGTAGCACCGATACACGCGGATGATGCGCGCCGAGGCGGTGCCGTTGAACACGTTGAGCATATCTTTGCTCGACGCGTAGGCGATAGCGCCGCCAGTTGCTCTCCAAGTCGCAGCCATTGTCAGACTCCTGTGATGATCTTGCCCGAGCCTTTGGTGGCTCGGAATATTTCGATTTCACCGCTGCCGTCCATCTGCGGCCCGGCGGCCCACTGCTTCACCTTGCCCTCGTGGAGGGCTTTCACGCTTGCGTCCAGATCGTCGCGCGTGTCGCCAGGGGTGAGCCCTGTCCGCCGCGCCGCCTGTATCTTGAGCATGAAATCCACGCACCTCTTGACCACCCACTCGGGCACCGGCGACTCCACACGAAGCAGCCACGAACCCATCGCCGGTCGCCACTCCATTGCAGGCTGGCGCAGCATCAGTTCACCTGCATCGAGCCAGGCGGCAGGCCGGCCGGACTCTCCGGCTCGTCCACTTCGCGCACCTCGACGATCTCGCCCATCTGGTCGCGGATCGGCACGCGACGCCGCTTCTGCGTGACCGCGCGCAGGAGCTGGTCCATCTGCGCGGCGTTGCTCTGCGACATCTGCCCGATGGAGGCCGCAAGGCCGTCGAGCTGCATCACAGGGTTCACCTTCTGCACGACCGCCATCATGTCGGCGATCTGCTGGTACTGCGCCGCGACCTGGTCGAACTTGGCCTGCATCTCGACCTTCTGCAGCTCGACCGTCGCCTTGAGCGCGGCCACCTTCTCGTCCGAAGCCGCCTCGAATGCCGCGATGCGCTCGTTCGACTTGATCTTCTCGGCCTCGAGCTTGAGCTTCTCGAGCTCGGGGTTCGGCGGCGGAGGCGGCGGGTTCAGAAGCTGCTGCTGCATCGCCGCGACCGCCTGATCGAGAACGCCCTCGATCTCGCTCGAGACGCGGAACTTCGCGACCGCCCATTGCATGAGACGCAGCAGGAAGGGGCCTGCGCCGGGCGTCGATTGCGCCACCGGCGCGACCTGTGAGATGAACGCGCCCAAGCCCTGCATGAACTGGACTGCTGCGTCTCGCTCGGCGGCCCAGTCCATCGCCGCCATGCTGTCGGCCTCGACGCTGATGCGATACTCGGCCAACTCGGTGTTCTTGATGAGGTCGATCGCCGCCATCGCCACGGCCGCATCCGGCGTGCGCTCAATGTTCGAGGCGCGCACGATGGTCTCGGGCTGCCAGTGCTTGGCGATGATCTCCGCCTTGATGCGCAGCGCGTGCGTGATCCACTCGGCGATGTAGAACTGCGAGAGCTGCATGCGCGTCGAGCCGAACTGCGCCTTGATCTGCTGCGCAGCCGCGGTCTCCGAAGCGCGCGAAGCGCCGCGCATGATGTCCGAGATGCCAAGCACCTCGTAGATCTGCTGCGTCTTGTCGGCGCGGTACTGCCGCAGCCGGTCGATGCAGTTGACCACCGCCTCGATCGGCACGAACTCCATCTTGCCCTTGATGCCGCCGCCCTCGGCGAACATCGCCCAGTTGTCCACCGGGATGAGCTGGTTCTCGCCCGCCTGCAGGAGCACGCGGCCGACCGAATCGCCCGCGCTTTTGTCGTAGACGCCGACCACCTTCGCCGCGCGCGTGAGCCAGGTGATGCGCGTGTTGATCTCGTCGAGTTCCTTGAACTGGTCCTGCGCGAAGATGTAGTCCGCGCGCGGGATGAAGTTGCTCGAGGTGACGTTCGCCGCCAAGGGCTTCGGGCAGGGGAAGAAGTTCTCGAGCCCGAGCGGGTCGTCCTTGTAGTCGAGGATGGTGTCCATCCCCTTGGCGAACCAGTAGACCTTGCGGTTCTCCTTGCACCAGATCTCGAAGACCTCGGCACGCGCCCACGGGTCGTTCTTGACCTGCGGCTCGCCCTGCTTCGACTGCCGGCGCACCATCGGCACGACCTTGGCGATCTCGGGGCCGAAGCGCGCCTCGAGCTGCTCGCGCGTCATGTACACACGCCGCGCCACCCAGCGCACCTCGCCCCATGTGCGCGCGGGGGAGTAGAGGAAATCCTTCCAGAAGACGTAGTCGCAGGGCGCATCCTCGGCGACGATGCGCTCGACCGTCTGCGCCGGGGCGATCTCGACGCCCGTCAGCGGGTCGAACTGCGCCGGGACCTCCTCGAGCGCGGTCTCGACCTCGTAGCGCAGCCACACCTGACCCGCGCCGACCACGAGCCAGTCCTCGATGCCCTGCCGCACCGCGGCGTCCCACGCCGAGATGTTGTCGTCGAAGGACTTGTTCAGCAGGCGCTGCAGGATCTGCCCCGCCACGCGCGCCTGGTCGTCATCCGAGTCCTGGAACGCGCGCGACACCGAAGCCTTCGGCGGTCGGGCGTAGAGCATCGAGAGCAGAACCTTCACCGTGGACCAGAAGAGGTTCACGCGCGATTCGGCCTGACCCCAGTCGTCGCGCTTGTCGAGGTACCGCTCGACGATCTTGTCGCCGTCCTCGTGGAACTTGGTCAGCTCCTTGACCGCCGCCTCGATTTCAGTGCTCCAACGCCGCGCCATGCCGCCCGGCGTGTCGGCGAAGTCCTTGGAGGTCTCGATGCGCTCGGAGCTTTCCATCAACCCACCCGTCCGCTGTGGCGCGGCCTGCAGTCCCAGATGTCATCCAACGTGAACCCGTAGTGCTGACCACTACGCGGTGCGATTTTAGCACCACCACTTGACAAATTACCAGAAACGGGTCTCGCGGCAAGCGCGAGGTAGCGAAAAGCGTCCGAGGCATGGCTGTGCTGGTCGTGCTTCGGGCGGTTGCGGAAGGTCTGCGTCCGCTCGTCCCACTCGCGCATGTACGCCCGCAGGTGCTCGACGCCGGCGTAGGTCGCCTTCTCGTCGAACCAGCACTTCGGGATGGTCAGACGCGCAGCCTCAATGCCGTCCTGCAGGCTGAGTTCGGGCACGATCCGCGGCGTGATGCCCGCGTGCAGGAACTGCTCGATGATGGACTTGCCCGTCTGCAGGCTCTTCGCCCGCGCATCGTGCGGCAACCACACCGTGCCGACCTTGTACGGCCGGCTCTTCACCCAGTCGATGTAATGGCCGATGGCCTGACCGTCCGCCTCGTAGAACTCGACCACCCGGTGCCCATCCGGCCCCGTCTGCCAACCCCACCACGAGCAGGAATCCGTGTAGCCGAGGTCGGCCACGAGGTCCACCGGGAACGCAGGGTCGATCGGGAAGTCCCCCACCCGCCCCTGCTCATACGCCTCGCCCAGCTGCTTCGCGAAGTACGCGCCCGGCACCGAAGCGTCGAAGCTGACCTCGTACTCGATCGCGAAGGTCTCCTCGGTCATCTGCGCACGCGCCGCAACAAGCTCGCTCTCGGGCAGGATGCCCGTCTTGCTCGCAGGGAGTTCCAGCAGCAAGTGCGTGCCGGGGTTCAGCCGCGCCTCTTCGCGCAGCTGCCAGAAAAAGTTCTTGCCAGCCGGAGTTCCGGCCCAGATGGCACTGCCCTGCCGGTCCGAGAGCGCCGGGCGCACGACCGAGTACCAAGTGCTCGGGCGCATCTGCCCGACCTCGTCCATCACCACCGCGTCGAGGTAGAGGCCGCGGAGGCTGTCGGGGTTGTCCGAGCCGCCGCAGTAGATCGTGGCGTAATCGCCGGGGCGGCTCGTGCGCATCGTGATCTTGAGCTCGCTCTCGTTCGGCGGTTTCGCCCAGAGCGGCTTCGTCAAATCCTTCAGGTACTGCCAGGCGACCTTCTTCGCCTGCTCGCGGAACGGCGCAAGGTAAGCCACCTGCGGTTTCGGGTGCGGACACTCGAGCGCGCTGATGACCAGGTCCGCACACATCGCCACCGTCTTGCCCGCACGCCGGTGCGCCACCACGCACGCCCAGCGCGTCGCGCGGTTGTGCAAGTCGAGGAACACCTCGCGCGGGCGGTAGGTGTTGATCGTGATAGGCCCGGCAGCGGCGATGTCCTCGTCAGGCGGTTGCATTTATCTCAACACCTCGAAATCGGTATTGGCGAGAGGGGGGAAGGGAACCCTTAACTCGACCCGCCCCCCGCCTGCCGTTCGAGGGGGGGTGGGGGGTCGGCAGGGAGTTGCACGGGCGCAACGCGTGGCGAGGGCGCGACGGATGACGCGGCCTCGGGCACCTCGAGCACGCGCATCGGGTCATCAACCCGAAGGTCTTGAGTCAATTCCATCGCAGGCTCAACGACTTGCGCGTCGATGGCTCGGGACTGTGTACGCCCTTGTGTACTGACCACCCCTCGGCCGGCCAACCACGGCAGCTGCACCGTCACCTGGTCAACCGTCGCGTGGATCTGCGCCGGTACCACCTTGGCGACGAGGCCGGCGAAGATCTTGCGGTCTTCGACGCCCCCTGTGGCGCGGTCTACGAGCCACCCGGCCAGCCCCTCGGGGTGACATGCCCCCGGCTTGCAGGCGAGCTCGATGGCCTCCCTGATCGTCTGGTGCACGCGGTTCGGCACGCCTTTCGGCCGACCGGCCGGGTTGCCGCTCTGGCCGGGCTTGAACAACGCCCGCTTCCCGCGCCGCGTTGGCGTCTGCTCTGGTGGTGTAGTCTGCTGTAACTCCATCACGGTGCGATTCTGTCACCGCGTGGCGGTCACCGCAAGGCCGTCATCCTCGACGTTGCCAGACGAGCTCGGCGACGAGCCATCCGGCATGCGCGACTGCCCACAACCAGTACGCGAGAAAGCCGGTCACGAAGGCGAGCGCGGCGAGTGCGATCGCTCCCCCGAAAAGCCATGCCAGAGCGAGCGCAAAAAGTTCCATTTCCGGGTCCTCCTGGACGTGTGTCTGGGGCCATTCTGCCCTACCTCGAGATTCCGCGGGATTTTGCGTGTGCTCGCCCCCGCACCCCTATAGGGCGAGCACACACACGAAAAGCAAGGCAGCGCCCCCCGCTGGGCGGGGGGGGCGCCGCTCTATGCGACCGCATGCGAGCGCATAGGCGAGCACAGAGCAAGCACAAGCGAACGCACGGCCCCGAAAGTGTGCGCCTTCCCTCACCGTCCGCCTGGTGGATATGATGCGATTTTCTCATTGCGTATAGCGTGACGCATCGCACAGAATCCGTCCCATGCCCGCCGTGGTGGCGGGTCAGGGAGGAGGACAGACATGACTCAGGACCGCAGCGGCATCACCAACGCCATCAAGGACGCCGAGACGAAAATCGAGGCAGTCAGCCGGCACAACTTCGTCCCGATGCTCACCATCGACGAGCGCAGCCGCTTCTGCAAGCTGACCGGCTTCGACCCCTTCGCGCTGTACTCAGCCGAGGCCGGGCTTCTGGCCGGCGCGCACAACGCGACCACGACGAAGCGCGGCACGGGCATCGACCAACCTTTCGCGACCGAGCGGCTGTATGCGTTCCGCAAGTCGGTGCGCGATGTCATCGCCCAGCACTTCGCCCAGGAGGCCGCATGACCCTCGTCATCGCCTCCTACCGCCCCGAGCCGCCGCGCTCGCGGCAGGCCGCGCCGATCGTGCGCTACGGCCTCGACTTGAACGTGCTCGGTAACCGGGTGGGCTGTGACGTGGTCACGGCCGCGTTCGTGCTCTTGGCGCTGCTCGAGGCCGGGCACTACCAGGCGCGCCTGAGCGCGCTCGAGGAGCGGCAGATCGACCTCGCGTTGGCCCGTGCGCTCGAGCGCATGGAAGCTTTGTCGGTGCCGTTGTGACTTTCGCAGCATCGGGTGAGAACCCCATCAGCCCCGCGCGCGTCGCCGCCCTTCGGGAAGCGGTCGAGCGTGCGGACATCTTGGCCGCCGTGCAGGCGCGCCTGATCGACAACCAGCAGAAGGTCATCGAGCTCTACGAGCGCCGCATCGCGGTGCTCGAGGGCGAGGTGGCCGAGTTCAAGACCTACAAGGGGATGGAGCCGTGAGCACTGAAGCACTGGACTGGCTGATTCTCACGGGCGGCATCTTCGTCGCCGTCGCCGTGGCCTCGACCATCGCTGCGGTCATCGAGTCGTGGCTGGAGTGGCGCCGCGAGCGTGAGCAGCGCCTGCCGCCGCCCGAGTGGCGCGCGCGTGTGGTGCGTCGCTGGAGGGTGCCGGAATGACCGCCCCTGCCCTGATGTTGGAGATCCGCGCGCGCGCCGAGTTCTCGACCATCGAGACGAAGCTCGACGAGTTCACCGATGCGACCGAGTGCGTGCGTGCGTTCGTGAACGTGCTTCGCGGGCTCGAGTTCGCCGATGAGAGCATCAAGAGCGCGCTCGAGGAGGTGCGGCGTGGGCTTGGCTGACCTCGGCCCGCTCTCGCAGCTGCTGCTCTCGGCGGTGCTGTGGGCTGGCCTCGTGGCCGGCCTCGCGCTGCTGTTCCTGCTCGTCGGGTTGTGGTGGAGGGACCGGATGTGAGCCTCCGCTACCTTTCAGTCTGCTCAGGCATCGAAGCCGCGACGGTTGCATGGCACCCGCTTGGCTGGCAGCCGGTGGCGTTCAGCGAGATCGAACCGTTCCCGTCTGCGGTGCTCGCGCATCACTACCCCAACGTGCCGAACCTCGGCGATATGACCAAGTTCACGGAGTGGCCGGATGAACCAGTTGACCTTCTTGTCGGAGGAACCCCCTGCCAATCCTTCAGCGTCGCGGGGCTCCGCAAGGGCCTCGAAGACCCTCGAGGAAACCTCATGCTCACGTACCTTGCAATCGCTCAGCGTTACCGGCCTCGATGGCTTGTCTGGGAAAACGTCCCCGGCGTCCTGTCATCTGGCGGAGGACGGGATTTTGGCACCTTCCTCGGGGCGCTGGGGGAGTTGGGGTATGGGTGGGCCTACCGAGTCCTGGACGCTCAATGGTTCGGAGTGGCCCAGCGCCGCCGTCGTGTGTTCGTTGTCGGACATCTT